GTGGATTCCGGTTAACTCGACGGATAAAGTGATGGATGTTCAAATCCCGCTTACCAAACAATTCCAAATTATGGACATAATAATCCAATGTTTTCTGGTAATTAACATCATGGAATTTCGGAGATGAATGGATGACAACACCAAGCTCTTCAGCACGGAGACCACGAAGCGGCTTCTGGGCTGGAGCCCAAGCACCCTTAGGTGATCGTTTACCATAATCAAACACTTCAAGGAGGTGTTCAATACCCGAAAGGACGGCACAATCACGTATGGATGCACTCCCGAGCAAGATCATTGTCTCCAACCGTTCTGCAAACTTCATCAACCGCACGAAAAATGCATCGCGATTGAAAACTAAAGTTTGCCGTAACGAGGTTACGGTGTTTCCACAACCATACATACCAGAAACAAGAGGAAGTAAATCAACAGGTTTATCACCATAATAACATCCGTCCTCCTTCTGGTAAACGACTGACCATGGTTTCACAGGTTCTGCGAGAGAAAGTGCCTTAGTCAACCCTTGAACACCTGGCTCATCCCAAACAAATTGGGAGAAAGGAACAGGGGCCGGTGAACATGTCAACAGGACAACACTTACATTACAATGATCTTCACTTGCCTTCGAGAAAAGCTGATCGTTATCAATGGCAAAACAGGTGTCAACCTTGCCAGGTCCACAACCACGTTTCAATGTGATCGAACCCCATGTATGACAACAACCCTTCTGCGTAAAAGTAACGCAGTCGGATCCTTCATATGCCAACATAAGATCCACAACACACCAAGAAGGCTTCAATCCAGCAACCAAATACTCGTGCTCATGATCATCCATCAAATGCCCACTAGTTATGAGGTTGGGCACTTTCGATACATGATAAACATGTGCGAAACGTAATTCGGCTTCCCGACGGTCATCTTCATTAGATATGAAACAGCAAGGGCTTTCAAGGTCATCAAACAAACTCATCTCGACAGGTGTACAAACACGAGCAGGGACGGACTTTGGCTTGAGGTACCCTTTGGCTGTAGTTTCATTAACGACCTCGTACAACTCGGTTGCTTCATTGGAAACTTCCATGCTTGGTACAAAAACCAGACTCAGGATGTTCATCCATGTCGGAATTGTGTCTGGACCTCCAAGTGCAAAAATGGTCGGTCCAGCCAAACATGTCAAACCACAAAATGCCAAGATAGCAAAGGGTACAACTAAGGCCAAAACAAAAAACACTGTCATGCCAGTCAGAAACCCTAAGATGACAACGTCACCACCATATTGGCCATCAGCACGAATTGATAACGCGGCGGTCTGACAATTACGTATACCAGTATACGGAAGACCTTCAAATTTCGAAACTTGATACACTAGTTGATCCCATCTCGATTTCGGTAACGCAGTAGGAATGCAGAATAACGTTTTAGTTTTAGGTTTGTCACGAACATAAACCTTACATCGTGGCGAACCTTCCGCCAACGAAACGCCAATCCCAGTGTAATACACACCATCGGTGAAATCAACATGGAGAAACGGGAGCCAACTCTGGTCCAAGCTCGAAAAGCGCATCATGATACGGTCATCATGATCACACCACGGATCAACAGTGTCGATCAGACCCATGGTGAAATAATGAATAATATCCGCCCACCAATACCGGCAGACATAATCATAACCGCAGACAAGAGCAACAGTCGGTAATGGTCCAATACAACCTAAGAGGAAAGCCCAAGTGGTACTGGTGCTAACCTTCCAAAGTCCACGGAAAAATACCACAGTCATGCCAGACGTAAACTGGAAAGCATCACGGAACCGCA